GTTACGCTGTACGCCTGTATCGCCAACCATCAGGTCAGAGAAGTCACGGCGAAGCTTTGGTGACAGCATGATCTTTGAGGCTTTACCGCCTTGCTCATAGATCTTCTGCATGACTGAGTCAATATTAGTCAAAGCAATTGGGTCACGATCAGGTGCAGTAGTTGAACCAGCAATGGTTGAACGTGCTACGGCTGTACCGTCTGCATCTGTACCAGCACCAGTTGTTGCTGCTGAAGGAGCCTGGAACTCACCAACGTAATCAACAGTAGTTGCTGAGTTGATAAATGCCTGATAACCACCAGCAGAACGAGCGTTAGCATTCTGAGTACCTACAGCGTTTGAAGTGTTCATTGAGTGGATCATGTCAAACTCAACGTCACGGCGTAGTTCTGTACCACGCTTCTTCAACTGATAAGCATACTCATCAGCTACACCGGCCTGATCTACTGCACGGCGTGTGCCTGATACAGCAATTGTCTTACCGTTGATCTGAGTGTAGTTACCCAAACGAGTGCGATATGGACCTGATACAGCAAACTTGTCGCCAGTTGCAGGTGTTGCACCTGTACCGCCTGAGCCTGTTGCGTCTGGTGCAATCCAGTCTGTACCTTCGCCGATGCGAGAGTTGCCTGGTGCTTCCAGTTGGTCTGTCTGCCACTCATGGTAGATAGCTGTTGCTTTTGCTTTGCCAATAGATGACATGAAAGGGGTTTCATCACGAGTAATCATTGTGATAAAGTTGGCAAGATCCTCACGCTGTGAGACGTCTTTGCCGGTTCCGCGAGCTGGTCCTGCTGGACCTCCGGTGCCGCGTACACCAAGATTATTAGCCATTTTTTATACCCTCCAAGGTATTATAAGTTTAACGAGCGTTGTGCTAAACTTCTAAGGAAGTCTTGTTGCTCTTCAGCAGTTGCATTACCACTAAGTGCTTTTTCCCGTGTACGTTGTGCGGCTGTCGTTTCCTTTTGAGTACGAGTTTTAGCCTTACGTATCGGAGCCTTTTTAACAGTAGTAACTTTTCTTTTAGCCTGTCCTTTAGAAACGCCTTGTTTTAAACGACGATAATCATCAACAAATTTAACAATAATTGGATCTGTAATAGTGTCAAGTATTTCTGCTGCAATACCTTCTTCGAGAGCAAATTCACGAATCGCCATAGCTGTATCTTCATTGAAGTCAGGAATTAGCGTTGGAATTGTTTCAGTAAAGTAATTCAGTTGTGCTTCCCACTGTTTAGCAGTTTGTTGTTCTAATTGTTTACTAACATTCTCAGTTAGGCTTTCACGCTGTTTGCGTGCTGCCCAATAATTTTTCTGAGCTTGTTCACGTTTATCTTTAAGTTCGTTTACTTCGTAGGTGTCACCTTCTTCACGGGCTTTCTCAATTGCTGATTCAATAGCATGATATTCCTTAGAAAGTTCTTGTTCTTGGCTATATAGGATAGCAGCAGAGGCTTGTGCCATAGTAGAGATTTCTTGAATCTTACTATTGTATTCCTCTTCCATTTGCTTCCTAGCATCACCAAGTTCTCGACCCTTGTTAGAGAGATGTTGTTCTGTAGAGTAACCTTTGATAAGGTCACTAAAGGATACAGCAACTTCTTCGCCATCAATTTTAACGAGTACTTGTGCATCCAAGTCAAGATCTTCAGTAGTATACACATCGGCTTCTTGGGTAGACGTATCATCCTCATCCGCTGCTTCTTCTTCATCAATCTCATCTTCTTCTTCATCATCTGCGTTATCGGCTTCTACTGAATCTTCTGGGTCTTCGTCATCAGCTTCTTCCGTGTCTAACTGCGGTACTTGCTCATCGGGTAGAGTATCAACGAAATCTGAATTTCGTATAATGTCAGCCAGCAATGACTCTTCAGTTTGACTTTCCACTGCTACAGAGTCATCCATACGGGCAGAGTCTGTGGTTGCATTGGTATCTTCCATTTCTAATTACCTCCCTTCTTAGTAACAGGTGTTACTACAGGTTTAGGTTGTTTAGAAC